GTTGGACAGACCATCCAGATCCAAACTCCTTTATGCAATATGATACTACAGCAACTGCAATCACTGGAGGACAAGCACTTCTTTCAGGATTTACGATTTCTGGTGGTGCCTCTTTAGTGGATATTGATAGTAAAGCAGCAATACAACTTGGAAGATCTGGTATTGGTACAATCAGTGATACTTACACTCTTGCCTGTGCATCTCCCAACACAAACAAAGCAGCACTTGCGGTACTTAACTGGATTGAACAGAGATAATTAAAACTTTATTAAAGTATAAAGAAAACTTTTTATTTAGCATAACTTCATACTATTTTCAACACATGTAACAATATTGTTACACGACATATCTCTAAATATCTGTATAATAGTATCAGGTTGATACTTGCATATGTACGGTGCCTATTTTATAGTCGTATTTGTTCTCATCCTTGTGGCGTATGCAGGGTATGAAGAGACGATGCGACTTTTTTCATACGCGGACTTACAAGTTCGTTATGCATTTGTTCGTTTGCAAATGAAATGGATGGGATGGAGACTCAAAAGGCAACTAGTCAGAGATACAGCCGACTTTGAAAAGTTTCTTAAGGAGTACAAGAATGACTGATAGAGAGTTATCCGATTTTTCGATAGATAGGAAGGAATGCCCAAAGTGTGGTGCTACTTGGTTAAACGGACAACACTATTGGTCTGGCACTGGTAAACTTGGCAATGAGTCAGATCTTGCTGGACTTGTTTGTAATAAACTAGGTGATGATACTTGTATAAACCCATGTAGAGGATCCGAAGGTGGAGTAACATGGGAACAAAGACTTACCGAGTTGGAAAATGACCACCCCAGTAACTAAAGAAGAAGTTCAGGAGATGATTGATGCAGCAATACGACAACACAACCGTAATGCTTCTATCATTAGTATGTGCGTCGGTTGGGTGGTTCTTGCTTTATTTGCTGAGGGACTTCTAAGACTTATTGGGGTGATTCCCCCTTTACTGCCATGGTTAAAAATAACATTGTAGATTTGATAGGAATCTTAACATTATTTCTTTTTGGCATAACTATGATTGTCCAAGGACATTTCATATATCATGGGAAAAATGGTTATAAACATTGTGAGCGTGACAAGCAAAAATCAGAGGAAACTAGACGAAGAATCGAAGAGTTACTAAAAGGCAAATGAACGAGGAGCAAATTATCTTTACTGACAGAGATGAAGAACTTTTGCGTCAGGCAATGAGATTTTTAAAGCATCGAGAACTTCTAAACGAACCTTTTGACGGATACTGGGAGGACGAAGATGACATCTAAAACTTTAGTTTTAATCGGATGCTTCTTTCCCCTAGCAATCATCTACATAGTAATGAAATTATCTGTATGGATTGCTGCCGTTAATTCAGAAACTGAGTATGTCAGAGAAGAATCTAAACTACCACACGGACCCTATGTGGCAAATGCATATGCAGATGTTGACGAAGAGGATGAGGAGTATGGAGATCGCACAGATTATCGATGATGCTCTATTTGAATATTATTCTGAAAAGGGACTGGAGGTTCCGCAATGGAAAAGGAACAAAGAACCCCAATGGTGGATCGATTACTTAAAGGAACTTGGGATAGACCAATAATGGAACACTTGTTAGGAAAAGCACTTGCAATTATTGCAATTCCATTTGTGCTGACAACACTCTACTTCGGTTCAAAGAAAGGACACTACTATGAATCCGATGATTATAAAGGAAATGGAACCGCACATTAGACAGCGGTATCATTTTGCAGCATCTTCATTCTCAAGAATATATGGAGTACCCAAGGTCACTGAAATGATGCTTGGGTTTTGTGTTGAATGGGCAACACAGAAAGACACAGCACCTCTAGATTGTTTATATAATGTAGACATGTATTTTAAAGAAAAATGGGACCAATCGCAAGGTGGGTGATGGAAAATCCAATCACCCTAGGCATACTTGGATATGCCTTGATTGTTGTGCCAATCATGGGTATTTGGGCGATCCATAAATACAAGTGGGAACACTGGGAACCATTTAGTAAAAGGCATGATTGATACGCAGTCTCCTGTATGGAGTGTGATTATTCTCCTGTGTTGTGGATTAGCTTTTACTGGATGGTGTGTTTACACTATTCTTAAAATTTCGTGGGATGAAATGAAGGAGTGATATGCCTGAAGACATTTATCTTGGTAATCCTAATCTAAAAAAAGCAAATACTGCTGTAGAATTTTCTCAGGAAGATATTCAAGAGTATTTGCTATGTAAGGATGATCCAGTATACTTTGCCAGAAACTATGTAAAGATCGTTTCTTTGGACGAAGGTCTGGTTGGATTCGATATGTACGACTTCCAAGAGAAGTTGATTCGGAACTTCCACGAGAAGAGATTTAATATCTGTAAGATGCCACGGCAGACTGGTAAGTCTACTACTTGCGTGGCATTTCTCCTACATTATATCGTCTTTAATGATAGTGTCAATGTTGGCATCCTTGCTAACAAAGCAGCGACTGCTAGAGAATTGTTGGGAAGGTTAGCAACTGCGTATGAGAACTTGCCAAAATGGATGCAACAGGGTATTATATCCTGGAATAAAGGTTCTATCGAGTTAGAAAATGGCAGTAAGATATTGGCAGCTTCTACATCTGCGTCTGCTGTCCGAGGTATGTCGTTTAACATCATCTTCCTCGATGAGTTTGCGTTCGTTCCAAACCATATTGCAGAGCAATTCTTTAGTTCTGTTTATCCTACTATTACTTCTGGTAAAACAACAAAAGTAATTATGGTTTCTACCCCTCATGGTATGAACCATTTTTACAGATACTGGCACGATGCTCAGAGGGGAAAGAACGAATATACAGCAACAGAGGTTCACTGGTCTGAGGTCCCTGGTAGGGATGCAGCATGGAAGGCACAGACCATTGCTAACACATCTGAGCAGCAGTTCAAGGTTGAGTTCGAGTGCGAATTCCTTGGATCTGTTGATACGCTGATTAGTGTATCTAAATTAAGAAATCTTGTTTTTGAGGATCCAATACAAAACAATGGAAAGGGACTCGTGGTATATACAGAACCACAGAAGGATCGTGATTATATTATAACTGTTGACACGGCGCGTGGCATAGATCATGATTATTCTGCATTTGTAATTTTTGATATCTCAGAGTTTCCATATAAGACTGTAGCAAGATATAAAAACAATGAGATCAAACCAATGCTATTTCCAAATATTATTTTGGATATGGCAAAGGCATATAATAATGCCTATGTATTAGTGGAAGTCAACGATATTGGTGAACAAGTTGCAACAATTTTACAATATGATCTAGAATATGAAAATATGTTGATGTGTGCTATGCGTGGCAGGGCTGGTCAGCAAGTTGGTACGGGATTTAGTGGCAAGAAAACACAAATGGGTGTGAGGATGACTGCCGCAGTCAAGAAGACTGGTTGTTCTAATCTCAAAGCACTTGTAGAAGAAGATAAACTTATTACTAGCGACTACGACATTATTGCCGAACTAACAACATTTGTTCAGAAGAAGCAGTCGTGGGAAGCAGAAGATGGATGTCACGACGACCTTGCAATGTGTCTCGTTATCTTTGCCTGGTTAGTTGCTCAGGATTACTTCCGAGAGATGACGGACAATGATGTCCGTAAGAGAATCTACGAAGATCAGAAAGAACAGATCGAACAGGATATGGCACCATTTGGATTTATCTCTGATGGATTGGATGATGAATCGTTTATGGAAGGTGGAGATAGATGGACAGTGGATAAAGAAATGTCTTCTACTTATGGTGATATGTCATATATGTGGGAGTACTATTGATGGATTTTGAAGAGGAGTTTGAGTTCAGTCATCTCTGCATGAAGGAGAGGCGATGCAGAACCTGTGGGGTCATTAAAGACCTCATGAACGACTTCTATCGAACTCATAAAGACCGTGGAGATATACCATCTGCATATTCGTATGAGTGTAAAGAATGTACGATCATAAGAGTAGTTGCTAGCAGAATGACCAACAGAGTATTTGATAAATGGGAGTATCCAGACTGGTAGTGTTCATGGACTGTTTCCCCACTGAAAATGGTCTAAACTCTAAATACTTGTAGACAAATTGGATTCTATTGGGAGTTAAAGATGCCGCTCAACCTAGCATCTCCTGGAATTGTCGTAAGGGAAGTTGACCTGACCCAAGGTAGAGTAGATCCTACTTCTACAAAAGCAGGCGGTCTTGTCGCCCCCTTTGCCAAAGGACCAGTCGAGAAACCCACCCTTATCGAAACCGAAGCGGATCTGCTTGAGACCTTCGGCGCTCCTTATAAGGACAACAATCACTACGAATATTGGCTTACTGCCTCTTCTTATCTTGCTTATGGCGGTGTACTCCGTGTGGTAAGATCTAACGAATCTGGACTCAAGAACGGTTTCGTTGGTTCCGCTAGCAGCGTTACCATCAAGAGCGATGATGACTACACAAACAAGGGATACGGTGAGAACACAATCTCTGGTGTAGTCGTTGCTGGTAAGAACCCTGGAACATGGTCAAATGGAATCAAGCTCGCTATGCTTGATGGTCTTGCTGACCAAATCATCACTGGTATTGACACAACTGCTGTTCTTGGATTCTCTTCTACTGCTAACGGCGGTCTTGCTGCTGTTGCTGGATACGAGGACGGAATTAGCGACCTCAACCTGACAGTTGGTCTTGGAGTTACTCAAGCAATCCCCGCAGGAACAGTTCTTGCTGGTGTTGGTGCTACTTCTCTGCTTGATGGTTACCTGAAGGGAGTCATCACAGAAGTCGGTAGTGGTCAAGTTTCGGTCAAAGTTGTTTCTCATGTAAGTGCTGCAGGCACAGAAACAGCAATTGACTACACTCCTGGTGGAGTCTATGAGTTCCAAAATTCTGGTTCTCTTTATTTCCATGTTCAGTCTGGCGTAGGTGCTGGTCAACTCGGTTGGGTAGCAAGCACTGTTTCCTACGGTTCTAGTTTTGCAACTTCTGCCTTCCTGACTGCTCTCACTGGCGCTGGTATTACTGCACTTGATCCTCGCTATATCGCTGCTCAGGCATATGATGCTAATGTTGATTACACTGGTGCTAAGGACTGGTTCGATAGTCAAACCATTACTCTGAACAACGGCGACACTATTGCCTGGAATACTCTCGGAGACAGACCTGGAACTTCCTCCTATGCTGAGGCAAGAAACTCCAGAAACGATGAAGTTCATGTCGTTCTCTTAGACGACACTGGCAAGATCACTGGAAACGCTGGAACACTTCTTGAGAAGTTTATCGCTGGATCTAAAGCAAAAGATGCTATCCTTTCTACAGGAACTGCTTCTTACTGGAGAAAGCAACTTGAAGTTGCTAGTCAGTATGTCTTTGGTGGCGGTGCTCCTTCTGGAGCAGTTACAGTAGATCTGGATGCAGACTTTGATCCTAAGTCGGATGTTGCATGGGATCAAGATGCTGAAGATGTTTCCTTCGCTGCTATCGGTAACTATCAAGCATCTCTTGGTGGTGGTCTAGATTACGGCGGTAAGTCGAACATCGAAACCACAGATGCTCTGAAAGTTAGCGTTGGAGATCTTTCCACTGGTTACGATCTGCTTTCCAACAAAGATGCTTACGAACTTGACTTCCTGATCATGGGATCTGGTGCTCATGGCAGAGAAGCAACTCAGGCACTTGCAAACAAACTGATTGCAATTGCTGAAGTTAGAAAAGATTGTGTTGCTTGCATCTCTCCATGGAGAGGCGCTTTCCTGGCAACCTCTGGAGATGGTGAAGATCTGACACTCAGTTCTGATGCTGTTACTTCTGCTGTAACATCATTCTACGCTTCTGTCACATCTTCTTCTTATGCCATCTTTGATAGTGGTTATAAGTACATGTACGATCGCTTCAGCAGAAACTTCCGCTATGTCCCCCTCAACGGAGATATCGCTGGCGTTTGTGCTAGAAACGATATTAACAACTTCCCCTGGTTCTCGCCTGGTGGAACAGCAAGAGGCGCTATCCTGAACGCTGTTAAACTTGCATACAACCCCTCTCAAACTGAGAGAGACAGACTGTATTCTGCAAGAGTTAACCCAGTCATCTTCTCGCCTGGCGCTGGTATTATCCTCTTCGGTGACAAGACTGCTCTCGGCAAAGCATCTGCATTCGACAGAATCAATGTTCGCCGTCTGTTCATCTATCTTGAGAAAGCAATCGCTGCGGCCGCTAGAGATCAACTGTTTGAATTCAACGACGAAATCACAAGACTGAACTTCATCAACATCGTAGAACCTTTCCTCCGCGATGTTCAATCGAAGAGAGGTGTTACAGACTTCATCGTTGTTTGTGATGAGACAAACAACACTGCTGCGGTCATTGATAACAATGAATTCGTTGCTGACATTTACATCAAACCGAACAGATCGATTAACTTCATCGGTCTGACCTTCGTTGCCACCCGCACGGGTGTCAGCTTTGAAGAAGTTATTGGTCGAGTTTGATCGCCTTATAATAAACTCAACGAGGTAAAAACTAATGGCTATCAATCAACAAAATCCCCCAAAGACCGCAGACAGGACAATCGACAAGTTTAAGTCGAGACTGTCTGGCGGTATTGCAAGACCCAATCTATTCGAAGTTGTTCTTGCTTTCCCCGACGGAGTAGTAGACCAGTCTGTCAGCGACATTGACGCTAAGTCCAGATTCCTGGTCAAGGCAGCTGCTCTGCCCGCATCGAACATTGCTCCCATCAGCGTTCCTTTTAGAGGTCGTGCTCTGAAGATTGCTGGAGACAGAACATTCGATGAGTGGACAATTACCGTTATCAATGACACTGACTTTGCTCTCCGTTCTTCCTTCGAAAGATGGATGAACTCCATCATCAAAGTTTCCGACGGTGCTGGCAACACTAACCCCGAAGATTATACCAAGGATGCATATGTGTATCAACTTGGTAGATCTGCAGTTGCTCCACAATCTCAAGAGTCTGACGCTAACTTGCCTATCCTGAGAACCTACAAGTTCTACAGCGTATTCCCGACGAATATTTCTGCACAGGATCTTTCTTATGATTCTGCAGACTCTATCGAAGAGTTCACCGTCACACTCCAAGTCCAGTGGTGGGAAGCTGCTGGAAACGGTGGCGATGTCGCTTGATAAATAGTCTTTGATATCAAAGACACCCTATTAAAATGGCGAAACTCTTCGGATTTTCTATTGAGGATAATGAAAAGAACCCTAAGGGTGTAGTTTCCCCCGTCCCCACTCAAGGTGAGGATGGGGTTGACTATTATATTCAGGGTGGATTTTCTAGTCAGGTTGTAGATATTGAAGGTATCTACAAAACTGAACATGAACTCATTAGAAAATATAGAGAAATGGCACTCCACCCAGAGGTGGACAATGCCATCGAAGATGTTGTTAACGAAGCAATCGTTTCCGACCAGAATGATTCTCCTGTAGAAATCGATCTGGAAAACTTAAACGCTAGTGATGGAATTAAGGACATCATCCGCAAAGAGTTTAAGCATATTAAAGATCTCTTAGATTTTGATACAAAGTCTCATGAGATCTTTAGAAATTGGTATGTTGATGGTAAACTATACTACAACAAAGTAATTGATATTCAAAATCCTACTGCAGGATTACAAGAGCTCAGATATATCGATCCTCTCAAAATGCGTTACATACGCAAAGAGAAGAAAAAGGACGAAAGAGCTGATCTCTTCAACAGCAGAAGTGTTCATGAATCTCAGAAAGTTTATTTCCCTGAGATTGAAGAATATTTCCTGTATACTCCAAAACCTCAATTCCCTACTAATGTTGCAGCACCTGGCGGTGGATCTGCAATGAGAGGTGTAAAGATTGCTAAAGATTCAATCACTTATTGCACCTCTGGACTTGTAGATAGAAATAAAGGAACAGGTCTTTCTTATCTGCATAAAGCAATTAAGGCACTCAATCAACTTCGTATGATTGAGGACTCTCTGGTAATTTACAGATTGTCTCGCGCACCTGAGCGTCGTATTTTCTATATTGATGTTGGCAATCTTCCGAAGGTAAAAGCGGAACAGTATCTTCGGGAAGTCATGATGCGTTACCGTAATAAGTTGGTCTATGATTCCAACAGCGGTGAGATTCGTGACGACAAAAAGATGATGAGTATGTTGGAAGACTTCTGGCTTCCTCGCCGCGAGGGAGGGCGCGGTACAGAAATCTCTACCCTCCCTGGCGGGCAAAACCTCGGAGAACTTTCGGATATTGAATATTTCCAGAAGAA